TATCGCCAACGGGCCAACAACGCCTACGAGGAAAGTTACAGTTTCATGCAGTTGGTACAAGATGTCAACATCTACGAACTGCCTCAAGAAGTTGTGAGTGTGCGTCAAATATTTCGCAGAACATTTGGCGACAGTTCGGGACCGTTTGCGTCAAACTTTGACCCGTTTGCACAAGCAAGTATCAATGTGTACTTGATGAACTTCAACGTGGCAGGTGGCCTGGCCACATATGATTTCTACAGTCAATACATTGAGCTGGCCGGACGCATGTTTGGCGCCTACATGAACTATACCTGGAATCCTGTAACCAAAAAATTGCAACTGATTCGTGATCCCAAAGGCTCCGGCGAAACTGTGTTGCTGTGGACCTACAACTTGAAACCTGAATTCAACCTGTTGAGTGATCATCAAATAAAACAATGGTTACGAGACTACATGGTAGCCAACTGCAAAATGATTATTGGCGAAGCACGTGAAAAATTTGGCACCATTGCTGGACCGCAGGGCGGCAGTGCGTTGAATGGCACTGCAATGAAAACCGAAGCGCAGGCACAGATGGATGCGCTGGTTGTTCAATTGGTAAACTATGTGGATGGGTCACAACCAATCACCTGGGTTATTGGCTAAACTGCACACACTTTTATCAAAATTCCTGCTATAATACAGCATGGACTTGATGATCGACATTGAAGGTTTGGCAACAGGCCCTGAGACCACAATTTTAACCATTGCGGCCCAGGCATTTGACCCGCTTGGCTCTGGCTACTATGAGCACAAATACTATGCTCGAGTTGATCTTGAAAGCCAAGAAAACCGCACCATTGAACAAGGCACCATAGACTGGTGGGCCACACAGCCTGCAGCCGCACGGGATGAAGCCTTCAATGAACAGGGTCGTATCCCACTAGATCAGGCCTTGGATGAACTGCATAAGATATGTTGGAAATGCAATCGCATCTGGATGAACGGTCCCACTTACGATGCCAACATCCTTGAGCATGCCTACAAGAGTTATCACAAGCCCCTGCCTTGGCAATATTATAAGATCTGTGATGCACGAACGGTATATAAGCTGTATCCAGGGTTGCCCAAGCCGCCTACCAGCCATCATGCGTTGGAAGACTGCCGCAGACAAATTGACATGTTACAAGCAACCTTGGCTCATTTAAACATCAAGGAACTGGCATGATCATTGGAATTTGTGGATTTATTGGCTCGGGCAAAGACACCATTGCAGACTATCTTGTGAATCTACATCACTTCCGACGTGAAAGTTTTGCCAACACACTCAAAGACGCTGTGGCACAGGTGTTTGGCTGGGACAGAACCATGCTGGAGGGCCGTACAAAAATGGCCCGTGAGTGGCGTGAACAAGTTGATCCCTGGTGGGCAGAACGCTTGGGCATACCACACTTGACTCCACGTTTTATTCTACAACAATGGGGCACAGAAGTATGCCGTAAAGGCTTCCACGATGACATCTGGATTGCCAGCCTAGAAAACAAACTGCGCAACAGCCGTGACGATGTGGTCATAAGCGATTGCAGATTTCCCAATGAGATCAAGGCTATCAAACAGTCAGGCGGCATTGTAGTGCGTGTGGTGCGTGGTGCCGAACCTGAGTGGTACGATGCAGCAGTAAGTCTCAATCGTGGCCCTGACGGCAATTCAACCTGGGCACTTAGCGGTCGTCGACTGGCACAGTTGGGGGTACATGCCTCAGAAACAAGTTGGGTAGGTACCCAGTTTGATGTTGTGTTAGACAACAACGGTACCCTAGACGACCTATATCAGCAGGTCAAGCGTCTGGTTCAAGATCACCCGCCCGCCAAGTGACTTCAGTGCGTGACACTTCTTCTACACAATTTTTACAGATTGTTTTGAGATTTCTCAATGCAACATTGTTGAGATCTCCATCAATGTGATACACCAACAATTGACTGGTAAATCTTGCTCGAAACCCGCATCTATCACACGCGGGTTTTTTCTTGTAACCTGCTGACTTCCAACGTGGCTCTCTGGGTTTGATGCCCCGCCCACGGCGTTGGCAAGTTTCACAACGACTACGGTAATGTGTTGTATCTTCTTTGATATAATTCACAGCACATGGCCGTTGGTTACAGGCTTGACAAATGGGTCTCATACAATATTTAGCGCCTGGACCTTGGGCAAAGGGCACTGTAAACTGGGTTTTTTTGGGTATGCCTATAAATATCAATAACTTGAAAAGGAAGTAATCATGGCACTAACATCACCTGGCGTAGAAGTAGTAGTAATTGACGAGAGTCAATATATCCCTTCCGCGGTAAACACAGTACCCTATTTTCTTGTGGCCACAGCACAAAACAAAGCTGATGCTGCAGGTATAGGCATTGCAGCAGGCACCACTGCTGCCAACGCCAACAAAACATATCTTATAACCAGTCAACGTGATCTTGCAGCCACATTTGGCGTGCCATTTTTCTACAGCACTACCACTGGTACTCCCATCAACGGTTACGAGCTCAACGAATACGGTTTGTTGGCAGCGTACTCTGCACTGGGCGTGTCAAATCGTGCTTATATTCAACGTGTTGACATTGACTTAACTGAATTGACAGCAACTCTCAGTCGCCCCACTGGCAATCCCGACAACGGAACTTATTGGTTGGATACTTCTACCACGGTGTGGGGAGTGCAAGAATGGAATCAAACTTCAGCCACATTTACCACAAAAACTCCACTGGTTATCACAGATACTGTGAACGTGGTGAACTTTGCTGGTGGTGATTATACCCCCATCCCATCATTTGGCAGCGTTGGAGACTATGCAGTAAGCACAGTGGCATTGAACAACCCCATGTACTACAAAAACGAAGACAATGACTGGGTACAAGTGGGCACAGACGCTTGGAAAATATCTTGGCCAGCAGTGGTTGGATCAACCACCCCATCAACTCTAACCATTGGTGCCAATATCTACATCAATGGCAACTTGATTGCTGTGGGTGCTACCAACACTGTGACAGGATTTGCCAACACTATCAATGCAGCAGCCATCACTGGTGTCAGTGCTGCCAATGTGGGCGGCAGCCTGGCTATCTATGCCAACAGTCTGGCCACCAATGACGGATCCACTGCATCGGGTGGTCTTGTTTCAATCATACCTGGTCCCAATGACGGCACTGCACTGTTGACTGCACTGGGTATCACAGCGTTGGAATATCGTTCACCTGCGTATTTCCCAGGCTACAGTTATCAAGCTCCACGATGGAGAACCACAGACACAGGCACTGGCGTAAGTACAGCACCACATCCCACCGGCAGCGTGTGGCAAAATCTCAGCTCAGTCAATGCAGGCATGAGTCTCCAAGTTAAAAAATATTCAGCAGCGTTGGATGTGTTTATAACTCAAACTACTCCATTGTTTGCTGATGATGCACAGGCCATATTCAGTCTTGATCCCACAGGTGGCGGCAAGAACATACCTGTGGGCACAACCTACGCACAGTACAACAGCTTGGCATCAACTACTGCACCAAATGCCAACAGTGCTTTTCTTCTGTTGGAAAGAGCTGCCCTGGGAGCCACAATTGTAACAGGCACAACCACTCCTACTGGCCTTGCATTTACTCCAGGCGATACATTTTTCCTACAGGCCACTGAAGCTGGCACAGCCACAGTAAACACTGCTACAGTGACCATTGCAGGCACAGGCACCGTGGCCAATTTTATCTCAGCAGTGAGCTTGGCCAACATACCATTTGTCAGTGCCAGTGTCAACAGCGCAGGCAAAATTGTGTTTACACATTCACAAGGTGGCACTATTTTTGTAGGCCCTGATGTAGGCACCCCGCTGACCACAGCTGGTTTTTCTGTCAACACCACATATGTCAGAACTGAACCACTGGGCGGAGGCTTTCTTGTGTTGTCCAATTGGGTAACAAGCCCACAGTTTACCTACACTGCCAGCGACAATGCGCCAGATCAAAATCCTGCCAACGGCAGATTGTGGTACTACAGCACTGTGGACGAAGCAGATATCATGATCCAAGAAAATGGTGCCTGGCTTGGCTATCAAAACGTCACAAATGACGTGCGCGGCTTTGATCTCAGCTTGACCAATGCCAGCGGTCCCATAGTGGCTGCATCGGCTCCGCTGACACAAAATGACACAGCCGAATCACCATTGGAACTGGGTGACCTTTGGATTGACACCAGTGATCTAGAAGCTTATCCTGCACTGTATCGTTGGGAACAAGTGGACGGACTGGAGCAATGGGTAGCAGTAGATACCACAGATCAAGTCACACAAAATGGTATTCTGTTTGCAGATGCACGTTGGAGCACCACGGGCGCTACCAATCCTGTGACTGACGACATTCCTACCATAGAAAGTTTGTTGACCAGCAATCACTTGGACCTGGATGCACCTGATCCTGCACTGTATCCCCAAGGCATGCTGTTGTTTAACACACGTAGAAGTGGTTACAATGTCAAAGAGTTTACTACCAACTACTTTACCACAGCCAATTATCCTGATGCTGGTGCTTACAATCCTGCTGCTCCCACAAACAATGCCAACTTGCCATTGTACAGTTACACCTGGGTCACCACCAGCGGTAACAAAGCCAACGGTAGCATGTATGCAGGACGTCAAGCACAACGAGCACTGGTAATCAGAGCCATGCGAGCTGGCATTGACACCAGCCTACCTGCCAGAGAAGAACAAAATCAATTCAACTTGATAGCAGCACCTGGTTATCCTGAACTGGCCACCAATCTAGTGGCGCTCAGCAATGAACGATCAAACACATTGTTTGTTGTGGGCGACACTCCCATGCGTCTTGCAGCCAATGGCACAGACCTTGCAACCTATGCTACCAACAATGGCGGACTTGGACTGCCAACAGAAGATGGATTGATCATTGGATCAGCTTATGCTGCTGTGTTCTATCCTTCATGCCAGACCAATGACTTGTCAGGCAACACTGTGGTGGCCCCGCCTAGTCACATGATGGTACGCACAATCCTGCGCAGTGATGCAGTCAGCTATCCATGGTTGGCACCAGCAGGCACACGCCGTGGTGTGATTGACAATGCCAACGCAATTGGTTACATTGACTCTGCCACAGGTGAATTTGTGCAAACTGCCATTGGTCAAGGACTGCGTGATGTATTGTACGAAAACAACATCAACCCCATTACCTTTATACCAGGAGTGGGCATAACCAACTTTGGCAACAAAACTCGTCAGGGTGCTACCACTGCATTGGATCGTATCAATGTGGCCCGACTCATAGTGTTCTTGCGTGGACGCCTGGAAGAAATTGGCAAACTGTATTTGTTTGAACCCAATGATCAGATCACACGCAATGAAATACTCAACACCACAAACAGTCTGATGATTGACTTGATAGCCAAACGTGCCATCTATGACTATCTGGTGGTGTGTGACGAAAGCAACAATACACCTGCTAGAATTGATCGCAATGAACTTTATTTGGATGTGGCCATTGAACCTGTGAAGGCTGTGGAATTCATTTACATTCCGCTGCGTATCAAGAATACTGGTGCCATTTCAGGTGGACAATGATGAAAGTGACCGGAGTTTTTCCGGTCACCTATTCAGCTAAATAAACATATAGGAGATAACAAATGGCCGTTTCATCATTACAGCGAATGACAGTACCCTTGGCAAGTGATCAAAGTTCTACCACTCAAGGCCTGTTGATGCCCAAACTTAGATATCGCTTTAGAGTGATGTTTGAAAACTTTGGGGTAAGCACTCCAAGAACTGAATTAACCAAACAAGTGCTCAGCGTGGCACGACCCAACTTGACCTTTGAAGAAATCGCACTGCCCATCTACAACTCAACGTTGAAGTTGGCTGGACGACACGCCTGGGCAGATATTGCTTGCACCATACGAGACGATGCAAGTGGCGCAGTGAGTCGTTTGATCGGCGAACAGTTCCAGAAACAAATGGACTTTTTAGAAATGAGTTCAGCCGCAGCTGGCATTGACTACAAATTCCTTACCAAGATTGAAGTGTTGGATGGTGGCAACGGTGCCAATGTACCTGTGGTACTTGAAACCTGGGAACTGTATGGCTGCTACCTCAAAGGTGCTGACTACGGTGAACTCAACTATGGCACCAACGAAGCAGTGACCATTGCCATGACCATTGCTTACGACAATGCAAACCAAACTCCTGAAGGTTCAGGCGTCGGTACTGAAATTGGACGTGCGTTAGGTGATGTGGTAACTGGCTCAGGCGTCTAAACATGCCGTCATTTGGCCAGGACTTCTTAAAAGGGTTCACAGGCAACAACAGCTTGCGTGATTACCAACACGCAAG